TCTCTTGTTCTAGAACAACTAACGCTCCATCTGCGGGCGCTTCAATTTCAATCTCGATTGGAGATTCTTGTTCTGCTAGTTCATCAATCCCTTGGGGAGCTGAGTAAATGGCCTTATCAATCGGCATGTTGTTTCTCTCTTAAAAAATAAGCAAATATTGTTCCGGGGAAAATTCCATCGTAAAGCCCAATAATTTCATAATCACCAATAATGGTTTCTTTAAAAGCTTTTGCTTCTTCTAAAGTTTTAAATCCTTTGTGCATTTCATTCATATTATTTTTTTATTTCCTTGCAAAGGTTTGTCTATAAAGCCGCCTTTTTTATAAGTTGGCATTCCATACAATGTTCCAAACATGTGCTGTGGGTCACCGCCAATTCCACCGCCGCCTCCACCCATTCCAGTACTTCCTCTAATCTTGGTAATTTTGCTACCAATATGAACATCTTTTCCTTTTGATCCTACAGGGCTTTCAAATCCACTTGGCAATATTTCTACTGGATGCAACCCTTGTGAAGGTGACATTGTTGCAGGTAATTTGCTTAAAACTTGACCTTTTGTAATATTTCTTTTTGGAATATCATCTGTGGAGTGAACTTCTACGCCTTTTAATTTATTGTTTTCATCTAGCGTTGGAACCAGTTTAGTTCCTAAATACTCATCAGATATCCAGCTTTGCAAACTTTGTGCGGGCTGTGTTTCCATATAAATTGTTTTTGCGCTGCGTGGTTGCATTTCTTGACCAGTTCCGGGCATATTGGATGGCTCTCGAAATCCAGTAGTTGACCCATCAGAATGCTGCGCATATACAGATCCACGTGCTGTTTCAAACACATTTTGTACATCCGGCAAGTTATCTAATTCATCCATAAATTAACTTTACTTAAAAGTCGGGCCTACTACCCAACTCACTGCTGAATACCGCACCCCTTTTGTTACCGAGGTTACCTTGTGTTTTGGGATAATACCTTCCCAGTGGTAGTAAAAGTTATCTAACATTAGTAATATGCCGTCTTTTTCTTTGGCACATAATCATCCCATTCGTCAGATTGTAATCTGATAAAGCCACCTTTTCTAAATCTAATTAATGCTTGGGACGCTGAGTCCACTAAGTCATCATGATCAGAATTAGGAAATGCTGCCATTTCTTCTACGACTTCTTCCGCCCATCTAGTTCTTGGCGCCCAAACCTTACCTGAAGCAAAAATATCCGATATTGAGTTTACACGCATGATCTTATCATTACCCCTTGTAGGAGTAAACTCTTGGACCGGAATACCCATCTGTCTTAACTCATAAACTAATGGTGCTCCAGATGCCTTGGCTTCGACAATCAGTGAGTCTGGTTCCCATTCTTTGTACTGACGTTGAGCTTCTACTTTGAGTTCAGGAAACTCCATTCTTCGTTTAAAGGCATTCAATAGAATGATATGGGGGTTCTTTTCGTTTTCGTCCTTGTAAAAAACTCCCCAAGTTGTGCAAGCAGAATAGTCTGAACGCTCGTTTTTGGTAAATGCCGTATCCCATGATTGAATGATGTATTCACATTTAGGGGCAGCATCACCCTCCCATTCATTCCACCACTCCCTTTTAATAATTGCACCCTGTTCTGAGGTAGGCTGTTGTTGGTACTGGGCTTGCCATTTCGATAAAGGCAATTCTCGGCGCAGTGCACAAAGTTCTTCGTAGCTCCAGAATTCAGGCCAAAGCGGTTTTTCGCTTGGCAAAATTGCAGGAAAGTCGATTACTTCCCATTCATCGCCATCCCTTTCGAGCGCCGCTTTTAGGATTTTTCCGGTTAAATCCCTCAGACTCCAACGAGTCATCACGATCACAATTGCCCCGCCCGGCTGTAAACGTTGCCGTGGACCAGAGGTGTACCACTCATAAACCTTATCGAATACTGCAGGGTCAGATGATGCTAGTGCCGCTTCTTGTTCCGAATGGGGATCGTCAATAATGACAAGATCGCCTCCTTTACCTGTAACAGTACCGCCAACACCAATAGCAAAATACTCGCCATTACCATTGGTACTCCAACGACCAGCAGCTTTAGAGTCAGAACGAAGCCTGACGTTTGGGAATATCTTTCCATATTGCTCCGAATCTACTAAGTTACGAACCTTACGTCCAAAACCCACAGCCAATTCTGCGGTGTTTGAACACTGAATAATCTTCTTCTTTGGGAACTTTCCTAAAAACCATGCGGGTAGCATATAGGAAGCAAACTCTGACTTAGTATGTCGTGGCGGCATATTAATGATCAGGCGTTTGAGCTTCCCACTCGCAATCTCCTCAAACTTCTGAGCCATGACCTTATGATGTCGTCCATCAATAAAGCCGGGCCACATCGTATGAACGAATGCTAGAAAGTCCTTTTGACCTTTCTCCATCTTCTCACTCTCCGCCCATTCCGCAGCGGCTTTTAAAATCTCCGCTTGGTCTTCCGGTGGAAGTTGATTCAATATCTCTTCTAAGTTCATGATCTAATCCTAACGCCTTTAGGTCTTACAGTACGAGCAAGATGTGGCAGACGTACGCAATGGCCTAACTCGCAAAGTCTTTTGATTATTCGTTGGATATTCCCTCGACCTGTTTTCCCGGTCATCAATAAAATTTCGTCAATCGAAGGCCCATAGCCGTAGTCCTGCCAGAACGATTCAATGATCATATAGATCTCTTTTTGTCTTGGAGTCATTTAATTCCATGCGCCTTTTCTACTTTGCGAACATCTGCAATTAACTGGTTAAAGTTAATATCCGTTTCTTGGTATTGAAATAGCTCTTTAATAGCGCTTTCCGATAATGGACGGATCAATTCATGCCTCTCATATACTTCACCATTGTCATAGCAGCCAGTTGTATACCGCACAGTATGGGTTCTTTCTATACTCATTTTCCGCAATCCTCCATTCCCGCACCCAAGTTTCTTGGTGGCCCACCAGCGCCACTTCTCATCATCGGATACGATGAAAGCGCCCAAGCGTCCCTTAACTGTCTAAGCATATTAAGTTCTTGACTCAGTTTAGTTATCTGCTCATCGGCCCATTTCACTCTTTCATCCATCTCAGCTTTCCAGTCATCAAAATTTTTCATATATTTTTTTCTCATTTTTTCAAAGAATCATTGACGGGGGGTGTTTCTTTTTCCACCCATGTAGTTGTTGCCACATTTTTAGTAGGGGGTGGGGTATTCTCTTTAGAATCAATGACTTGCGCTTCATTGTTAATGTTGTTTGTATTATCTGGCAACGGTTGCCAAATATTATTTCCTTTGGAATCAATGGGTTGAGAAGGGTCATTTTTTGGTGATTGGGTGTGCAAACTATTATGCATAGCTGGCCCACGGTCTGACGGTTCATTTAAGGGGGTGGCGGGTGCGTGGGGTTCGTCTGTGAAATTTTCACTAGGGGCGGGGGTCGAGTTCAGTTCATCCAGCAGACTATCTCCACTGTCCTTATAGTCAACCTCTATTGCGTTACGCTTCATTGCTTCCCTGATCTTATCCATTAGATTGCTCTTGGCATCGTTGCTAGTGTTTATTGTGGTGATCTCCTTCCTATCAATGAACAGTCCAACCTCTGCGGACTTGCCCAGTAACTCCAGCGAGCGTATGCGTGAGGCGGGCGGGAAGTCTTCATTTAATGCATGCTGTGTTAGCTGGTGCAATACAAGAGCCTTCAAGCGATCTGCTTTAAGATATTCCATTGCTTCAATCGCTGCCCTAGTCGCCTCTATCTCTTGGGCTACTTTGGGGACGGCTGCGAGCTTACATGCTTCACTGCCTACCGTATTCCCATTCCCTTTACTATTGTATGCGTCTCTATATGCTTCTGTTTTTGGTTTACCTAATGCAACATTGCGGGCGAATTGCTTTTGTTTATGCGTGAGAGTTCCCTTCTTCCCTGATCCAGTAAGGATTATCTCCATTGGGATTTGTTTTAGTCCTTCCTTGATCTGTGCCTTACTTAGCCTGATCTTATTCACGGGCTTTTTAGTTTGCTCTGTCATCTCTGTATCGCTCCTATATCTATATACAACCCTTCCAGCTAGGGTATATCTAGGGAACATGATAAGCCAAGGAATGAACGGGCGCAACGCTTTACTATGTGATCCGGTTATATAGCGCCATAGATCCATTATGAATCTATCTAAAGATATTTATAAAAAAAGATAATAAAACGCTTGACATCCTTATAAATAGGTCTTTATGATGGTGACATGTATTAAGAGATTGTTTTTAATGTCACATAAACGGAGGAGTAAACATGGAAGACCTGAAGCACTTAATTAGATTGTCCTTAGCCATTGGCTTATCTGTCCTTATAGGTAATGCCTTAGTTCTTATCCTTAACCATTATGGGATCTAATCATGATTCATTACCTTATCAATAACAGACCAGTAGCCAAGGCAATAGCACGGGCGAGACTTGCGGAGGGTTTGCCCAGCTATCCACCGAAAGAAATAAACGAGCTTTTAGAAGATGCAGTAAAGAAGCAAGACCGAGCAGTAAGACTATGCGCCTATATGGGCGTATCAATTGACAGATCAGGAGAATAAAAAAATGGAATCCAAACAAATAGCCGACACAATCCAACGCTTAGGCATTGCCAGCCTATATGACTCCAAGTCATACCGAGCCAAATACAATGCCCAGCTAAACCTAGAAGGGCGCACACATTGGGCGAGCGATTCAAATCTTAAGTTTTTTGGATGCCGTATCAGTAGCGCACATGAGACAGAGAGCGGGCTTCTCTTCTATGTCGTTGAGTCATCATTCCTAGACTTTCAGAATACTAAACGGGGTTTTAGATACGTCATATTTGATATTTTTGGGGAATGCGTAGCTCGCTTAGATGTAGATCACGCATACAGCACCAGCGCACAGGCAAAAAAAGCCATGTTTCAGGAGCTGGACTCATTTAATACGGTAGAGCATTACAAAAAAGCCTTAGAGAGTATCGCAAGACGAGCAGACAGAGAAGCAAACCAAGCACGGGAAGCCGTATCCAGCTTAGAGGAGGCGACAGCATGAGATACAACTTAACACCATTGCAGGAAGAAATTATTGAGCTGTATTTTAAAAAGCTGGACGAGTTACTAGGCATAAAGCCAAAGACTCCGGAGCATTTACAAAAATCTTTTAATGAAAAGCTGGAAAGACTGAGCGAGGGCAAACAATGAACGGAACGAACGCACCAGCGAGACCAACGCACGAAGGGCAGATTGTCCGCTTTAAGTCTCCACACTCTAGCGCCATGCTTTACGACATAGCCCGCAAAAATCAGAAATACGGGTTTTTAGAATGGTGGGCGCTAAACGATCCAACAGACCAACAGAAGCGGGAGGCGATGCCATGTTAAGCCACGACACTATTAAACGAGTGGCAGAGCGCCACGGCTACCGGATGGATGATGAGGCATGCTCTAACTTATTGGCGGAGTCCTATGAGGGCGAAACCATAGGGCGGGCGCTGGTGGATTACCTTAGCGCATATGAGGGCTTGACGGCTTTTAGATGCAATTCGATTGTGAATGATAAAGAGGCGGGACTTACAAAATGAAAACATATTATCAAGCGGACGGATGGGTAAAGTTTTACGAAGAAGACATTTACAGCGAAGGATGCCAACCCAACACGGGCGGGATTATTGACGGGCGAGAGACTTGGAAAGCGGACGACATAGAAGCATTGATCCAGTCGCTCCTAGGTTTTACTGGTGCAGATTATGAAGCGCTAGAGCTGGACTCATGCGATGAAGTCGGACGGCTTGACATATCAGTGATGGAAGACGACAACGGAAGCCACGCAACCCGCCACCAAATAGAGGAATGGAAAGAAGGAAAAATCCGCCTTTGGGATTGTATTTACACTTTCCAAGTGGAGAAGATCCAAGCCGAAGCCGTCAGACTGAGCGCCTAGACACTACCCCGAAACCCTCAATTCTGAGGGTTTTAGAGTAGGGTTTACCCTATGTTGTGCGGAGGGCTAAAAGTCAGTTTTTAGGCTGGCAGACAGTCAATTTTTACTATGGCAGACAGACGGAGGATATATGCCTAAATACGATACAAGAAATTGTAGGATTTTTTATTTGCCTGAAAACCCGATGGCAAAGAAGGTAGATTTTTATGATGTTGTTATTGCTCTAGGGTCATGGGATGAAGTGGAAGACGCAGAAGACGATACGATTTTTTATTACATGGATGACGAACCATTAGAAATGGGCGCTATCTTGGGAGACGGTTTTGTAATTGCAGATATAGAGGGGGAAATATGAATAAATACGCAGTTTTAATTACTTGTCATGAGTATGTCGAAGTTGAGGCGGAAGACGCACAAAGCGCTGAATGGAAAGCATACGAGTCCTATAAAAATGGGGAGCTGGAATTAGATCCATATTTTGAATTTGTTTGCGAGGAATGCGATATTTTGGAAGAGGAGGAATGATGTATCAAATTAAACCTATCGTATGGGGGAATCCCGACTATGGACAAGATCCAAATAAACCGCCTTACGGAGTAAAGCCGAAAACGATCAGCGCTGGAGATATCAAAGAGCTAAAAAAGAAAGTCAGGGAATGGCAATATGAGAACGATGTAGGCGGAGGCAATTGGGGAAGTCCAGCCGTTATCCAAGACGGCAAATTATTGGGCTATATGTCTTACAACGGGAAAGTATGGGATAGATCAGTATGGGATAACCAAGCACAGGAGGTAGCATGAATATTTACAGGGTCAAGGCAGTAATGAGGACTTATTTAGTCGCTGAGATCGAGGCAGAGAGCGAGCAAGAAGCATGGGAGCTGGCTAATGACTTGGACGGTGGACTATTTGAAGAAGTACCCTATACAGGGGGATGGGATGTAACGGATGTCATTCTATTGGATGAAGGCGAGACACCAAAATTTGAACCAGCACAGGAGGAAATATGAATCTATTTCTTTTATTCATTATGGGATTGATCTTTTTAACTTGTTTTTACGGGCAGACGCAACAGTATGCCGTGAGCTGGATTTTAGTTTTTGGGATGTTGTTTTCAGCAGTAGTAATTACTTTGATATTTAAGGAGGATTTATGACTAAGTATTTTGTAGTATTTACCGAAGAATCCACAAAGGATTATGGCTACTATGTGGACGCACCGGACAAGGAAAGCGCTTACGAATTGGCAGAGGGCAAATACTTTGAGATGGCAGAGCCTGATAGCGTAAGCACCAGTTATTCAAAAACTCATGGATATTTAGTGGAGGAATTATGAAAGTAAAAATATACATAGAAATCTATTTGCATGACGGAAAAACCGACTGGATAGAGCAAGCCATAGAGGAGCAATTAGACGCTGGAGAAGCGATTTTGGATTATGTAGTTACAGAGGAGGAAGTATGAAAAATGTATATTTAATTGAGACTAAAGAGACCTGCACAGTATGGAAGCAGTATTCAGTTGAAGCCTACACGATGGATGACGCTAAACGAATTCTATTGGCGGGCGAACTATACGAGCAGGGAAAAGAATTAGATCACTACATAGAAAGTGATTTAGGAATAAATGAGATCAAAAATATTAAGCATGTAGGCATAAGGGGCGAATTATGAATTTACCGCTTACTAGAAATAATGAGCAGTCTTGGATTGAAACGATTTGGCAGTCAGTAGATTTAGATTCACTAGATCATGATCAGCGAGATGACTTTTGTACCGCAGTCGCATGGATTTGTGAAGAATTAAACAATGTAGGATTTTGCATTGATGACCAATATTAGGAGGAATTATGAAAGTAAAAATGAGGCAGGATCTTGCAGACGAAGGGCTTTTAATTCCCGCTGGCATGGCATACAGAGACTATGACGATCTTATGTATATCGAGCATTTCAGCGCAGAAGACTTAGAAGGAGCAGAGGAATACGACACGGGCGAGAATCCCGATGATCACGCATTTTGCCCAGTTAAGCTAAAAGACGGACGCTGGTTTTATTTTATTGGGATTGATTTAGATTGGATAACGGAGGAAGTATGAAGATAACTATTGAAGTAGATATTCCCGCAAACGGAAGCAAAGCAGAGGCAGAGATGGCAGTTAAGCGCCATTTTGATCCTGACTGGATGTCCGAATGGTGGCATATAGATGACATTATCGAGCAAGATGATGGCGCAGAAGACGAACCTCATAGCGACTTAACTAAGGAGGAAGCTAGGGAAGTATTACGCCTGATGTCTAAATATCACGATTGTGAAGTAGGGATTAACTGGGACATGATAGATAGCTGGATTGATCATGTAAAAGCACAACGAAAGGAGACAGTATGAGTCAGGCAGACAGAGACGCAGAGAAGTGGATGCAGGATAACGCAAGATGGCAACAACGCAGACTGATAGAAGCCAAGGAACGGGGAGACCTGCACTATATCAACCAGCATGGAGATGTAATCACAGTTAAGGAAGAGAAAAAAGATGAGACCGCTTGATAGACACAATAAACGCCTTGAGCTGGGAATGAATACCTATTCAGAGATACTCCTAGACATCATCTCGACTAAGGAAAAAATGATGGTTATGGAGGTGATTCACGAGGCAGTCGATAAAAAAGTCGGAAGTTTAGCCACCTTGCATAAAGCACTTAAATGGCTGACAGACGAAAAATTTATTAACTTCAAGGTCAATGATGGAGATACCCGCATGAGAGTATGCTCCATTGCTCATCGTGGGACTCTGTATCTAAAGGGTTTCTAATAATGGGGACAGACTATGGCAGACAGCTTTTGTGCCTAGTCTTTGCTCCGCATCGTTGAAGTCCTCACCTTCGACATCTGAGATCCAATACTGCCCGATTCGTTGGGCAGTTTTTATTCCTACTGGATCATTATCCGCAATCACCAATGGATTCTTGCAGTTTTTGGCTATCTCTATCATGTTGGACGCAGAGAAGCAGACATGGATTGTGTATCGCTTCTTTAGTTCTTTACAAGCACGGCGGACAGACAACGCAGTAGCGTACCCTTCGCAAAGAATATCCCTACCTTTGTTATCTATTTTAAGAGACGCACCTTTAGTAATCTGACCAGTTAAGAATCGTTTAGTACCGTCCGGCTGGATTAGTTGACACCCTACTAGCTTATCTTCTATGCGCATGGGAATCACGAGCAGATCATTCCATACATAGCCCTTGTTAAATCCTTTACGCACTAGATACGGATGAGTCTTTTCCTTGACGGCATTAACTATTCCTACTGCTTTTTGTCTCGCCTTTTCCTGACGATCAAGACGGTCTTGGTTTTGCTTCTCTCTCTTGGCTTTGGCTAATGGATCAGGACGGTACGGTTCTTTAGACTTGAACGGGATAGCCTTCTCATGCACTGCCCAGTTGCGGACAGCTCCCGATATTCCATCCCATATATACGCACCATTCTTTTTATTGGGTTTATCCTGAGTTGGTACACGAACCCAGCGATCCATAATCAGACTGCCGATCATAAGACCATGCATCTCTGCAAACTTATAGAAATCCATTACTTATTCTTTCCTTTAGCAAACGCAATGACACGGGATTTAATCCATCCTAGTGTTGCAGGAGACGGAGTTGCGGGAATATCCTTCATGCCACGAGGCCAGACTCCAAACTTCTCCTTATATTTATGCGATGCCCAGCCATCCTTATATCCTTTTACCCTTGAGTAATACAGGACTTCAGAATAAAACTGCTGGTTATCTATGATCAGCTTACGATTGGCGATGTCTAGCTCGGTCAATTCCCCCGGAACATTGATCAGCTCACGAGGATTCTTACGCTCGAAGCCACACTCATCACAGATATTGTTATCTGATGTCCATAATCCACCGCAAGATGGACACTTGGACTCCTTCTTCTCTCTCTCAGTTGGTTCTTTACGGGCTTTCTCAGATCCATCCTTAAGCTCTTGGACACCGTGATCGTATAACTTATCCCAGTCTTTACGGAATCTCAGGTAGTTTCCTGAATGATCTAACCAAATGGCAAACTCTTTCCCCTCATGGGGACGCATGATCCTACCTAGTTGCTGAACATGAGAACTAAACGACTTACTAAACGGGCGAGCAGATACCCCGATGCACACATCACTAACATCAAACCCCCTAGTAAGAATGTCAGTAGCGATGAGGCCATGAATATTAGAGTCAGGTTTAGAAAACTCTTCAATAGTTTCACGCTTAAACTCATCGTCTTCTTTATAAGATATCGAGACAAAGTTGTATCCCTCCTGCTTGAACTTCTCCTCAAGATCCCTACCATGCTGGACACCTGAGCAAAAGACAATAGACTTCATTGGTTTGTTATAGATCTCGTGGGTTTTCTTGATCCACTCGGACACAATATCTCCGGTGATCTTCATTCCACGCTCGGTTACTTCATCTGCTGACCATTCTCCGGCTACCGTCTTAGCGCCAGTCATGTCAATTTCTTTGGCGATGTAAACCTTTAAGGGAGTAAGCCAGCCTTTATCTATCAGCTCACCAGTCGGCAGCGCTCCTACGACATTGGTATAGGTATTGCCTAGTCCATCCGTGAATGGGGTGGCAGTCAATCCAATGACTTTGATCTGCGGATTATTCTTGATCAGCTCTACAGTTTTCCTACGCTGGACATGGCACTCGTCAATGATCAGTAGATCTATATCAGGGACGATAGCCCGCTTCTCTAGGGTTTGCGCAGAGCATACTTGAATAGGTAGATCAGGACGATACCGCCAGTGATCACGCTGAATTACTCCGTGGTCAATGTGATACTTTCCTAGACGCAAACTGGTCTGCTCTACCAAGACAATACGATCTAAGACAATCGCTGTCTTCTTATAGTTGCGGGCAACCTCTTGCATGATTGCCATTGCTACTTCTGTCTTACCAAATCCAGTCGGGGCATAAAGGATCTGACAACGATGATCCTTAAATCCCTCCGACAATTTATCCACCACTTCCTGCTGGTGGGGTCTCAATTGCAACATAAATTCCTCCTACTGGGAAACTGCCCAGCTTCAGTCTGCTTTAGATAACTTCTCGTACTTCTTTTTCCAGTAATTAACTGTCTTCACCAACTCAGCATTCTTTGACTGTAATTGATCACGGGAGTTCTTAATTGAACGGTTCTCCATTTCAAGGATCTTCACTCGCTTACGGAGTTCTTCAATAGTCTCAAGGGTCTGAACATCCTTGCCCTCTACGATCATCTCTCTGTCTTTTAGCTTTAGATTCTCTTCGTGTAGCTCTTCATTGAGTTCAGCCAGCTCTTTGACACGATCATCTTCAGTGATCATCTCTTCTAATGGCTTTAAGACTTCTACTTCAGGCACTTCTACCTTCTTGGGCTTGGGCTTGGGCTTTCTGTCACTCTGCTGTGGCTTGTCCAGTTCTTTACGCATCTTCTGAATAAAGGTATGGGAGACACCTAAATCCTTAGCGAGTTTGCGATCACTAAAGTCTTGCCATTCAAGATCAGCCAATACATCGGTGACAATTTTACGCTTTGTAGCTGGAGTTCTAGGTAGGCCATGCTCTCTGTTTACGCACTTGGAGTAATACTGAGCATCTCTGAGAGTTCCTTTGTGGACGATTACTTCTACTTCAGTAATCTTTGCCCGTTGATACATAAAGTATCTATGGAATCCATCTACTAGGTACTTCTTTAGGCCGTCATCAAATACTTCTATTGGTGGAAATACAGCGCCTTCTAATAGTGCTTCTGTGTAATCTGAAACTGTGTTTTCACTGATTAAATCACGGGCTTGAGTGCCAGCATCAATGACAATATCCTTAAGATACATCTTCATTTTTATTCCTTTTAGTTAGTCCACGATCCTCTTCGTGGGTTTATTAGTTTACTACTTTTTCATCTTGATCTTATTGATTCTTTCTGCTTTTCTAAGATCATGAGAATGTAGCTTCTTACCTACTGACTTTGGTACTTCACCTGCTTTTTCTGCTACCTTTGCTGCTTTCTTGCGACTCACTATTTCACCATCGGATAGCTCAAACATATGCTTAGATCCCTTGGCTTTCTTACCTTCTCTGACAATCAATTCCTCATGAGAATACGCCTTTGTTGGGGCTTTCACTATCTTGCCGGATTTCTCTCTGATTGCTGGTACTTTTACCGTTAATTTCGTTGCCATCTCAAACTCCTTTTAATATATTCGGATCAATTGCACCGATATTCTCTAGGCTTCTATCGGGATAATCGTTTTTCAATAATACATATTGCATACTCGCTATTCTCGCAGATCTTTTACAGTCTGAGCGAACTTGTATCCACGGGCATACAGCTATGTTAGTGCGTCTAAACATCTCATCCTTGGCCTTGGAATACTCATCCCATAAGGTCTGACTGGCTACATCCACTGAGCTTAGTTTCCCTATCTTTAAGGGGTGCTTCTCCCTATCAGCAAACCGTTTAGCCTGTTCCTCTTTAGATACTGAGAACCAGAACTTAATGATCTGAATACCAGCTTCTACCCAAATCTTCTCCAGCTTAGGACATTCCCTATAAAACTGCTGAGTCTCCTCAGTCGTACAAAATCCCATGACTGGCTCAACTCCAGCTCTGTTGTACCAGCTCCTATCCCAAAATGTTATCTCTCCGGCTCGTGGGAATTCACGGATGTATCGTTGCCAGTACCATTCCTTTTCTTCTTGAGAATTCGGCTTATCGAGGGCCACCACTCTTGCTCCACGGGGGTTAAGGTGTTCCATAAAGCGCTTAATACTTCCACCCTTACCTGCGGCGTCTCTGCCTTCAAAGACAACCATATGCTGTTGATTCGTTTTCTTGACATGATTTTGCCATTTCAATAGTTCTATCTGAAGGATGTATTTCTTTTCCTCATATTCTTTAGATCCAATTAGAGTACGGGAATCTTCAGTCATTCTTTTGCGCCTTTACTAATAACTCTTGCAATTCTTTAACTGTCAACTCTCTGACTAACTTATCTTCTGGTTCACATTTGTGCGGTTTTAAATCAAAAGGGTCTAATTCTTTTTTGCATTTAAAGCAACTTACATGAATTGTCATTTCTCATTTGCCTTTCTTAGTTTGTTGTGTAAGTAGCTTCTTTGCCAATAAAACTAGGCATTTCACTTTTAATTGCCATTTCAACCATATCGTCTGCAATCTCCAAAGCAATGCCGTAACCTTCTGTTGTCATAGTAATTTTGTCAGTATCATCAACCT